ACCGCGCTAGAAATACAGACCCAGTAACTAGCTGGGAAGCTGCCGATGACGCAAAAGAACTTGCCAAAGCACACTCTGAGGCAATTCTTAAAACTTTAATAAAACACGGGCCGTTAGGTAAAGACGGGATTGCATTCTTTGCAGTAATGGATGGCATCCAAGTCGCTAGGCGATTGCCCGAAATGGAGCGTGATGGCTTGGTAGGTTTGACAGGTAAGACAGTAAAGTCTATGGCTAAACGTTCTGAAAGGGAGTGGTATGCGATTTCTTAAATTTTTGAAAGATTACTACCGCGACCTAACGCCAGTTGAAGTTATTGAACGTGAACTTAAACAAGCCCATTTAGACCGCTTGGAGGCAGAAAACGCAGTTGAATACGCCCAGGCGGTGCTTGACCTAAATTTGGGCCGTATAGAGCGTTTGAACACACGTTTAGGAGAGTACAAATGAAATATAGAAAAAAACCTGTAATCATCGAGGCCACGCAATGGTTTAAGCTGGGCGACCATCCATTGGTTCACAAGCCCACAGCATCGGTAAATTTGGAATGGGAAAGGCGGCAAGGTCTTCCAAGTGGGTCGATTGGTGAAATTAAAACTCTTGAAGGCTGGATGTTGGTAGCCCCAGGTGACTGGATTATCACTGGCGTAAAGGGCGAACACTACCCCTGCAAGCCTAACATCTTTGAAATGACCTATGAGGAGGTAAAGTAATGATGAGTGAAGAAGACATCAAACGGGTCAACGAAACTTATGCCCGTAATGGGCTTGAGCAAGACCCCATAGAAGATATTGCTGCCACATTCAAAGGCTTGATTGCTTTTATGTTTGTGGTGGTTGGTTTAACAATGCTTGCTTTTGCAATATGGGGTAAGTAATGACAGGCTATCAATCAAAGAAAGCAGCGGCGCTGGATGAAGACGGGATGTACCTTGTGCATCACACACAGCCAGCGCAGGAGCCTGTGGCGTGGATGTATCAATGTAGTGATGAGTTTGGCTGGCGGGATGAAATCCAGTTTGTACAACCACCAAATCACCCAGTTTTTAGGAACGTAGTAGCCCTCTACACCGCCCCATCCGCAGCACAGCCAGCTCAGGAGCGTAACTTTTGCTCCCGCTGCGGTAAACGCACAGCAGACCTAACAGTTATCCACACTTGCACACCACCACAGGAAATATATGAAAATCGAAAAAATTAAAGATTATGCTTATCCTTGCATGATGGCAGAAAAAGCACTTAAAAATGTTTACAATTTAATGTTAGAAGACAAGTCAAACAAAGCAATTACACAATGTTTTATTGCAATTGACGAAATAAAAAACATTATTATTTTTATACAAAATGAGAAAATCAAAACATCAATTAATTCGTGACACTTTATTAAAACATGAAGATGGATTGACTAAAAGCCAAATTTGCATAATGACAGGTATTAGCCCTAATTCAATAAAAAAATCGTTAGATGCTATGCCAGATGTTTATATAGATCGGTGGACAAAGCCTGCTAAAAGGGCTATTACACCTGTTTATATTGCCATTGCTGTTCCAGACGATTGCCCAAAACCATAAAAAAAGGGAGGGCACATACCCTCCCCAAATTGGGCTTGATCGTACCCAATTATTCAGCTTCTTCAGCTTCTTCAACTTCTTCGCACTCATACCAGTCATCAGATTCTTCGTCGTAGAAGTACCAAATTTCGTTTTCTTTATCAAACCAGTATGCTACGCCTTCTTCGTCGTACTCATACTGTTCATCGGCAAATTCATCTTCAACTTCATCACCTGCGTCAAATTCCTCTAGGCTTTCTACAAAACCTGCAAGTGCCACGGCTTTCCACAATTCAAACGTAGAAAATTCAACTTTCTCACCAAAACCAAAATCAATTGTCAGCGTAAATTCCATGATTTGCTCCAAAAATTATCGTAGCACGGCGCTACAAAAACATCTTAGCCTAAACAAATGACTAAAACTTGGACACGTTTATGACGTTTCCACGGAATTCAACGTGGTCTCTGTCAAACACCTGTACAAGTTCGGGTTGTAACAAATGGCCTTTCCATATTGTGAGAATAGCAAAGCCAGACCGCCAATTAGTAGGGCTGTCTTCTAAGTAGTCAACAAATTGTGGCCCCACGGGGTCTGCCAGCGTTCCTGTGTCTACTCCATACCTTGTGCCGTTAAGGTCGCTAAAAGGGGCCACTTTGAGGCTGTGAAGGTGTCCTGTGACGTAGGACTTGCCGGACATAACGCTGTTGTTATAAACTGCGTGAATTCCACCTTTCCAGCGATGTTTAATTACTACATCATCAGTCGCCCAGCAAGACCAGGCTGGCGTCCACGCTTGAAAATGATCTTTAAGCGTAAAACCTTTTATGTTTGCAAATTCCGGTACACGATTCGCCAGTGTATTCTCAAAACGCGCGTCATGGTTTCCAAGCGTCCAGACCAACTTGCATTGACGATTGCCTTCCTTGGCTGCTGTCTCTATCTCTTCAAGACTAGCCTCACACGCTTTTAGTTCGCCAATCAGACTAGGCTTGCTGTCCCAGCCAATGCGAGGGAATCGGGATATGGATGCACCATCAAAAGCATCACCATTGTTGATTACTGCTCGGGGTTTGAATTCTTGAATGGCCCACAAAAGACCTTTGAAAGCCGTAGACCGGATGCCTGGCCAGAAGTGTGCATCACTAAAAACGATTACTTGTCCGTTAAGTAATCCAAGATTTGTACGGACATTGTGGGGTACGGTGGCGTAATTTTTTTGGTACTTTAAGCCTCGAACATCATCTGCTTGAAGGACAATGTTTCGCTTCTTTTCTAAAGTTCTTCGCCTAGTGTTTGTTCTTCGTTCAGTAATACCAAGGGCTTCTGCAAGTTTTCTAGCGGAACGGTGTTCATTCCATAGTTCTATAAAAACATCATCAGAACAAGATTCCTGTGGCATACAAACCTTTTGGAGTTGATTTAGGTTTATAACCGATTTTTATTGCACAAATAAGTTTTTATGAATAAAGCCTAGTGCCCTGCTTATCAATGATTAAAACTTGATTGCGAGGCTTGCCCTTTGGGTCATTGGTTACGCTGATATGAGTCCAACTATCAAACTCACGAATCAATTGGTCAAACGGCAATTTGGCAGCAATGATTGCTTTCACAACTTGATCTGGTGTCATGCCTGGAACTCGAATGTCCGCAGCACATCCAACTCGATGCTGGCTTGTATCCTTGCTTCCCACGGCATCATTGACCTGTTTAGAACGGAAGGCAGAGTTAACCATCACCGGCTTACCACCAATGGCAACCTTGACCTGCTCTAACATCCCTGCCACTCGAACTAGGTTTGCTTTTTCCTGTTCATTTGGCGTATTGTCAAACTGCCGGTGGTCAGTAACCGTAAGCTCTTCAAGAGTAAAGTGTTCGGTTAAATTCACTTTGAAGCCACACCCTGCATTTTTTCAGCAGTACGCATACCACCCAAGCCAAGCATACCCAACAGTAGCGGCATCATTGTGCCGGTGTCCATCTGTGGAAACTTGACTGGATGACCAGCTAATGTAGAACCCCATTCAGCTAATGGGCCAACAACAAACTGCACGGCAAATCCTGCGCTGCATACCCAGCCGATACTAGGCCGCCATCCAGATACAAAAACGCTGGAACTGCCTGCTTCAATCTTGTTGATGTCCATCTGTCCTGCAAGCTGGGCCAACTCACCAGACTGTTGCAGTTTCATCAATTCGAGTTTGGCTGCCGCTTGTTGTGCAGGGTCAGGAAAAACTCGATCTAATACTTTTCCGCCAATGTCAAGCAATGCGGATACAGGGTCAAGGGCCATTTTTTTCTTCTTCAATGTGTGAGCCTACTTTGAGGCCAGATAACCAACCGATCAAACCACCAATGATGGTCTGAAAAGCGGGAGAAATAATTTCAAAGATTGCTTTGTTGTCCACTTCACGAACAAACAAACCGTGTATCAAAGCACCTATCAACGACAAAACAACAATGCAAAGTGTCGCGGTAACCATGTAAGTTACGACAGAAACCAATTTGTCTTTATCGTTCATCTTGCTTTCTCCATAATCTTTCCCCGCAAAGCAGGGCTGTCTGAAGTACCAGCCCATTCGGGCAAATTGTTCCATATAAGCGTGTAATCATCCACGCTGCATTTTGACTTGTCCAACCATGCCAGCATAGTTTTATGGCGTTCTATGGGGTCATGCGTTGACCAGGCTATAACGTACAACTCCTGCACCGCGCAAGTTGACTTAGGCGCCGGCTTTAACGGTGGCAATGGCGCGTTCAAAATCAACCTGTCTTGAGCCGCCGATATTGTTACCAGCATCAACAAAAGTACGGCCCAGCGCATACATTAGCTTTTTCCTACTGAATGGCTTAAATAACCCAATACGCTGCCAATAAAAGAAACCATAACCATGCCAGCGTAAAACGACCCTTTGCCCTGATTTGCTATTTCAACAAGTTTGTCAATGTTGGTTTCTAGCTTGTCAATCTTGGCAGACATTTCATCAAATCGGCGTTCGTAATCCTGCACTTTTTGCCACAGAACACCATATTTAACAGGGTCAATTTCAGGCGAGTTCATGATTTTTGTATGAATGCTAGTGCGTAGTAGGTCGGAAGGTTTGTCCCTACGTTGCTGGTTACTGAAGATGTGAAACCACCAGTATTACCTACTGAGTAAGTATTACCAGCCCCGACCACAAATGAATCTTTAAGGTTAGGCGTGCCATTAGAACCATCGCAAAGGTAGTAGCCCGATGGGACAGAACTGATAGAACCTGACCACATGATGATGCCGCCCGATGGCACAGCCGTAACCGCCGAGGCCGTGCCCAAGATGCCATAAAGGTTGTCGTATGTCTGTATGACGTTATTGCTTGAATCAGCCAGGACAAACTTGTAGTTAGTGCCTGCGGTAAGCCAAATCTCATTTGGCGGGCGACCATCCGTTCCTAGCTGAATAGGATTGGTGTTAGAGATTGTTCCCGCTGACGTTGTGTAAGTTGTTGTAGGCGTTGTCGTGCCCGCCGCATAGGTGTAGATGTATCCCCCGTTTAGAGGGATGCCGGTGGTGGTAAAGAATTGGAATCCGTTACCGATGGGTGAAAGATTAACTGCCATTTTTAGTCCTCAATTACACCGCTATATTTTGCAGCAGCGTTTCTACCAAATTGCTCTTTTTGCCTGTTTGCAAACCATCCTTTGCCTAGCTGAACAATAGGAATTGACATACCTCCAGTTCCTTTTGCCGCCATTGCTTCAAGCCCTGTTGCGCCTGCTTGTTTTGCCATTTCTGCAATTTGCCCTGACAAAGTGTTTGAATAATTAAACACTTTTGTTTTTGGTTGTGCAATTTTATTTGTTAAAAAATTAATTTCATTAAGACTTTTTGCACCTTCAGCGCCATGCAAATCTAACAATTTTTCTCTTTGATTGTATAAATAATCGTGCAAACCTTTAGGTGTAAGGTTAAGAAGATCACCAGATACACCGCTTGCTTTTTTCAATGCTTCAATTTCACCAGCTTTCATTGCTTGGTGTGCTTCAGAATCTTGACCCAATTCACGAATCATGCGTTGTATGTCTGCGCGTGAGCCTTTAGTTACATACTTATTATGGAACGTGTCAGCACCAGCACTACCAATTTCTTCTGCTGCATCTTTAGCACTTACCGCTTCTTTAACAGCTTGTTTGTAACCAGGCACATCACGAATCGTATCAAATCGTTCTTTTGCTAATGCAATTGCTTTATCTGCTAACGGTTTAAGTATTGCAGCGTCACCAACCAATGGAATTTTTTGCAATTCTTGACGAATAACAAATGCGGCAGCGCGTTCGCTACCTTTTCCTTCTTTCATGTATTGACCAAGACGTTGATTTAATTTTAAAAATTTATCAAACGTCATTTGTCCATTTGCTTCTTCAATTTGCGTCAATGTTTTTTGCAATGATTCTGGAACATCATTGGACAACAATTCTTCGCCAAGTTTGTTTTTTGCATTTTCAATAAATTTTAAACCATCAACAGGAAATTGATCTGTTGGCGCTAATCCTTTTTGTTGGCGTAAATCGTTGTATTTGTTTTTTAAATCACCGTAAGCGTTACTAATTTTTTCTTGTCGAGCAACATCATTTTTAAGAAAACCATTAATTTCTGCTTGCCCAATATCATTAACGCCGTAATTGCGAATGTCAGGCGCTATATCATCGCGCACTTTTTCTAATGCAGATTTTACTTGTGCAGGTTGATTTTCAAACAATGGGCCAATTGTTTCGGGATGTGCTCCTCTGTTGTTCCATTCATCTGCATAACCTTGGCCTGTGCGTTGACCCCTTGAAAGATTAATTCCATATTTATCTTCCAGCAATGCAGTTTGCCCAGCTTCTAAATTTACTTTATTAGGGTTTGAATTTTTAAGCATTTGCGCTAATTCTGGGCTTGCTTCTGCTGCCAAAGCGTTTACCGCTGTAGGCTTGTCTACTGCGGCTGCACCAGCAGATAAATTTGCTGCTGTTGGCAATGCTGCCGTTGGTGTTGGCGCAGCGGCTGGCGCAGGCGCTAATGCGGCTTTTTTAGCTTCAAACGCTGCCTGCATATCAGCAAGTTGTTGCGTAGTCATATTTGCGGGTTTACGCATAACTGCGGGTACTTCTGAAGCAGCACGAATGCCTGGTTGCACAAAACTTTGTGTGCCAAGTGGCGTTGTTCCTTTACGCAATCCTAACAACTGC